GCATTTATTCCAGCATCCCCTTCACCTGTTCCTTGAAGGAACGGTACGTGGACATACTGCCACCCATCACCTTCGGACGAGGACCCTGATTGATGGCAGACAAACCCTTCACAAACTTGTCTACCTGAGATTGGTATTCGTTCAAATAGGTGCCAGCCATCTGAGGGTCCTCCTGGCTCAAGTAGTAGCCAGAAAGCATATACCAGCAGATCGCGTCATGCAGCTCGGTCGGAAGATCGGGAGTGGAACCAACTGATGTGGGCCAGTCCGCAGCGTCCCGATAGCCCATCACAGTCAGCACCCGACCCGACGTGCTCGGGGTCGGATACAGAACAATCTTGCCGTTATACAACGTGTAAGCAATAGGTTCACCAGCGATAGCGTTCACCGAGAACATAATCTCAGCATCCGAACGGGTGATCCATGTCAGCCGCCGCACAATCGGCACAGCCGATGTGATGCTATAGATGCGCGACATAGTGGCCCCACCAGACAAACCAGACAGGTTGTATTCAGCCTGGCCCGCGACAGTGGTCAGCGTGTACTTGACTTCAAGATGATCCCAGCCAGAACGCCGACTCAAGATATCGTTGTAGGCGATACGTGCATGGACCTTCAACATCGAATCAGGAGCATCAGTGATATCAGCGTCAGCCTGTAGACGAACAAACGTCATCATCTCATCGAACGTTGCCATCAACTCACCTTCTTCGGCCTACCAGGACCACGCTTCACAGGTTCCTTGGCTGCCTCTGTTTCTGCCAGAAACACGGCCCCAATATCGTCAACCTCCTGGACTTCAGGAACATACTCGTCATCAGGTTCAAAATCGTTCCAACTGATATACGCCTCAATACCAGGATGGCCAGCAGTATGCGACGGAACAGCCCCAGGGAACCGTGAACCTGCCGTCACAGCGACAGCGTTCCCACCAGGAGCATACGAAGAAACAACACCCATCAGTCTTCCTTATCCAACTCGGCTTGAGCATTAGGGATAGCCCAAACAACCAGAGAGGTGATTGCGGTCGCAATCAACAGTTCCACCACATCAGGACCCAAATCGAGACCCAGCTTCTTCAACCCGACCATCACTGGAATAGTCAACGCGGCAGCAATCGCTTTGCGGACCTTCCGAATAGCTGGCCAAAACTTTGCACGCATACAATCACTCCTTAAAAGCAAAATGGGAGAACCGCCAGGCGGTCTCCCATATAGCCGATATCGTCCACAGATTATTCGGACGGCTCAGTGCCCTCCCGAGCTTCCTGAAAACCGTACTTCACACCCGAGATATCTTCCGCAAACGGCATCCGAGAACCAAAATCCTCAGCCAACGGAGCCTCCAACAGATCACGAGGCGGAACAGAACTTCCACCCTGACCCTCAACAGGTTCAAACGAGCCAACCTCAACCACAGTCGATGCAGGCACCGTTTCCACAGAAACAACTTCCTTCTTGCTAGCCATAAACACTCCTTACGGTGAAAGAGGGACCCCTGACCGCGAACCAGGGGTCCCCCAAAACCCAACCTTATAGATTAGGCGTTGTAGTTCGACACGGCCAGCTTACGCCGCTCATTCGTGATGAGCGCACCGTAGCAGGTGATGAGACCGTACTTGGCATCCTTGTCGAAAGGCGTGATGAAACCACGGAAGTTCATCCACTTGCCAGACAGCACCGCCAGCTTCAGGTGGTTGCTGTTCAGGAAGTACCACTTGTCGGCAGGCATGATATCCGACCACACAACCTTGGCCCCACGGTGGATCAGGTTGCTGAAGCCAGCCTCAGCGGTCTTGGAATCCATGAACCGAAGGTTAGGCTGCAACAGGTTCTCATACCGCTCCCAGTTGACCTGGGTGGTGATTTCAAAGTTGCAAGCGTCAGCACCATACGACACGTTGTTGTAGTCGTTCGACAGCTTCTGAAGGGTCAGCGCACCAGCGGCACGCACAGGCGAACGCCAGTACGAGTTAGCGTTACCATCAATACCGCCAACAGTTGCCTGACCGAACGTGTTGAGCGAGCTATCAGAGACCAGAAGCGGCAGGCCGCCCCAAGCCTTCACGCCGTCGCCACCGACACCCGAACCAGCCAAACCGAAGTAGGTGAGAAACATGGTTTCAAACTGCTCAGCAGCGGTACGCTCAGCGTTCTCAGTCTTCGACTTCAGAAGGCTGATGATCTGACGATCACCACTGTTCTTCGCTTCCTCCATGCCCGACATGGGGATATAGATGGCCGACTGCTTCCAGCTATACTCGGCAGCAGTCTGAATCTGGTCAACCGCAGGCACCAGAGTATCGTAGTCTGCATAGTTCTGGAACGTGGTGTTCTTCGCGTGCATGATCGGAGCAACAGCGGTAGTACCACCCTGCTTGTCAATGCCGTTGTCCTTCAGCCAGGACAGAAGCGCAGTGCGCTTGAAAATGTTGTCAACGGCCTTGCCGTCAGGAGTCCAGTACGCCTTCAGCGTGCTGGCAACAATGTTGTCGAAGTTCGGGTTAGACATTTAATGTCATCCTTTCAAGATGAAGCCCATTAGCGGGCGTGAGACATATTCCATTCCAGCATGTCCTCAAAGGAATCGAACTCAGGCATTTGTGCCTTCTTAGACGAAACCTGCCTCGACCCGCCAGGAGCAATCTTCTTAGCGTTTGCACGCTTCGCAGCTTCCTTCTCCACAATCTTCTCAGCCTTAGCAGCATCCATCTTGGAAGCCTTACCCTTAGCCATGATCGTTTCGGCTTGTGTCAACAAGTACGCATCTCGAATGCTGAGACCTCGTTCAGCCGCAACAGGCAACACGCTATTAGCGTCAAAATCGGGGAACTCGTCCCTGACTGCCTGCACTTCTGCCTTCACCTCAGCCATGATCCTTGCATCTTCCTGCGCTGCCAACGCCTGCTGCATACGTGCCAACTCGGCCTTAGTCTGCTTCAGGTCGTTCACTAGCGGAGTGAACTCTGGATCAATGTCCCCATACGGATCAGTTTCAGCTGCCGCCTGCACCTGGAAAGCCTGCTGAAGATACTGGATAGTACCCTGCGGGTCAGTCTGGAATGCTTGCTGCAACCGTGCGCCCCATTCCGCTTGCGCCCTCAGCTCAGACAGTTGCTGAGTCTTTTGGGTGTAATCGGCGTGGAGCATCGAACCATTGATGGCTTCCTGTAGGGTGATTTGCCGTTCCTGGCCATTCACCTTGATGGTAACCTTCTGGTCCTTAAACTTGGCTAGATCGAACTGCGAGTCATCAGTTGCACCATCATCGGTGTCATCATCGTCGGAATCGTCTTCATCGCCTTCATCATCCGTTTCCGTAGAAACGTCTGCGTCTTCATCTTCCAGAAACTCGTCAGAGTCACCCATGTTTCGTTCAGCATTAGGCGACTCGACAAAATCGTCGTCACCCACGCCACCCCCGTCGCCTGCGGCGGCGATAGCTGCGTCAAATGCTGCTTCCAAATCGGTGCTCATAAAGTTTCCTCCCCTTCAAGAAGTTCTAACAAATAGATTGCTTCTAACTATCACACACAGATCGTACAATAGAAGAACCCCCGCCAGGAGGAAGCGGGGGTTCAAACTATAAGACAGTTGTCGTACAGTTACATCATCGGAGGTCCACCAGGGGCCATCCCAGGATCGGGCGGCATACCCGCCTCGCCAGGCTCACCAGGCATTTGACCAGGCATACCAGGCGTTGGAGGGGGCGGAGGAATTAGGAACTGCTCAGGAGTTTTGATCCCAAACCCGTTCTTCAACGTGTGAACCACCAGCGACCGAGGATCAACAACACCCATTTGAACAAACGGCAACATCGTTTCCATCAGCTGGAGAGCGGACTGGCGGCGGAACGTTTCGTTCTGCGGCTGGGTAGAACCAGCCTCAACCTCAAAGTCGAACTCGCCCGCAATCGCCTCACGATCATACGGAACCCAATCCGTAGCACCGTCCTCGTTGATGATCTTGGCCACCTGATCGGACGTAAGATTCTCCTGAGCGAGCTGCACAACCCGCTGAGCGACCTCACCGATGGCCCGTTCAATAATCGACAGCTTGTCCGACGAACGAGCGTTCGCCGCATCCTGAATCATCGAAGCTTCAGTAGCGGTACGACGAATCTCCGTCACGCTACCACGCATATATTCGCTGACACCAGACACAAGGTTGATATCATCCAAGATCATGGCCGTCTGATTATACGACTCGGGAGGCAACGCTGACGTGCCAGCAGGAGCAAACACGTCACTGAAAGGCCGATCCGATTCAACATTGATGAACGCATTGTCATCACCGCTGAGCAACGAATTCATACCATCCGACCCAATCTCATCCTCACGGATCAGATACAGACGACGGAACCGTTTACGGTCGTTAATCATCTGCGTACGGGTGATCGCCAACTCCTGTTGGAGTTGAGCGATGGTTTCCACATCGCCGATAGGATAGAACTTTTCGGGCACACTATAGTTCGTCACCATAACAAACGGGTGCTTGAACGCAAACGGAACAGGCTCAGGGGCCAACAGGAACCCTTCGCAATCCTCAGCGAACGTACACATCGTCTCATTGATCAGGTCATAGAATTCCCACACCGTCACAAAATCGGCTTCCTTGGTACGCGACTCGCCCTCACGCAACACGTCCACCTTGTCACGAGTGATCGCAGTACCCTTCAAATAGCCACGGGCCTTAGCGTCCCACGCCTCATTCTCCTGCGCCACCTCAAGAGGCACAAACGTGCGCTGAGCAACCCAACGCGCATCCTTGAGACGGGTAGCAGCAGGATCAACATACACATCGAACGGCGAAACTCGCTCCACAGCAGGGTTGTCCTGGACTGCGACCGTTTTCTTCGTCGGAATCCCCTTGATCACTTCTTCCTCAGTGGGGAAATCGGCCTCCGACATACCAGCAGCCTTGGCCTGCTGGATTCCCATGGCCCGCTCCAACAAAGCCTGCATCGCTGCCTGCTTCCATTCCTCCTGAGAGAGTTCAACTTCCTTCTCGCTATAGGCCCAAGTGGTTTTCAGCCAGCCATGGCCAACAATCGAGAAATCTTTGATCATCACACGAAACTCGTCATGCACATCGAAGTGTCGCCAGTAATAGTTGGCGACAGCTTCCACAATCTGAGCGTTTTCTTCCTGCTCAGGCCGACGCGAAGTCACAGTGATCTTCGGATAGTTGATTGCAATAGAGGGTACGATCACGTTC